TTCCTACTCCTGTTACTGTATAATCTGTGTCTATTTGTTTTTTTGTTTCCGTTCCTGTTGCTGATCTAATAAAAACTTGAATATCAAATTTTGAAAATATTTTAAAACCATAAACAAAAGTATCGCTACTTCCGTCTCCCGAGTATAAATTTTTTACTGTTGTGCTTGATACTGTCATATTAGTTCTCTATATTCAATTATTAGCTAAATGTCTATCTAATTTCTTTAAATCTTTTTAAACCTCTTATTGCTTCATCTATCATTTGATCTGTAAAAGTTCTAATAAAAAATGCTTTTTCTTCTCCAGAGTATCCTTTTTTTGTATTAAATATTTTTCTAATACTGTCTTCTTTTATTCTTATAGCATTATAAGTCATCTCAAGATCTATATAATTAGGTGGTAATTTTTTTGTTTCTTTTTCAGCTAAATCATATTGACCAGCATCTTGAAATTTTTTAATAGCAGATTGTCTACTTCTAACTTTATTATATTTATCATAAAATTCTTGTATAGGTGCAGCATTTCTATCAGGATCTCTTACTGCCAATACTTTAAAAAAAGGTTGCTCTACTAATCTTTTTTCTGGCAATATTGGATCTTCTATAAATCCACCTTCTAAAAGAATCTTATCAATACTTTGAGTTAAAACTCTACCCAATGGACCTGTTATACTTCTAATTGCATTATCAATTTGAACTGGACTTGATATAGAAGAAAAATCATCTCCACTAATTTTTCTAATTAAATTACCTATTTGTTTTGATGTTTCAGAAGTATAGTTTGTTACTTGATATTCTGGTGGTAAATTTTTAATTGAATTAGGAACAATAGCTTGTCCAGTAAATAAACTTTTATTACTCCATGCTTCAAAAAAAGGTTTACCTATATCTGGAATAGGAACTAAACTCATTGCAGTATCTTTTATAATTTTATTTTTTATATCATTAATAGCATCTGGATCATTATCATAATAGTAATCTAAAATTCTTTCAGCACCTGTTCCAAATATTAAACCTAACTCAAATGGTTTTGGTATAGGAAAATAAAAATATCCTTTTTCAAAACCTAAAGCATCTGTTATTGAAGAATTAGTTACTTTAAAATTCCAAGATAAATCTTTTCTCCATTGAGGAAGTCTTTTATAATCTGGATCATCATGGTTTTGCAACCAATTATATATACTTAATGTTGTAATATAAGCAATAGATTTAGTTGTTGTTTGAATTGGTCTTTGTTTAAATGCTTCTACAAGAGAAGTTAAAGCACCTATTCTAGCTGTAAAAAAAGCTGATATTAAATTAGCTTGTCTTGCTGCAATACCTGCTCTTCCGTAATCAACAGGATTTATTTTAGAATCAAATCCAGCTTTTCTTATTGCTTCCTTTAGTGGCACTCCTAATTTTAAATATCTTTGTAATGACAATTTAAAAGTTCCCATTCTACCAACTGTTTCAGATGCTTCAGCAACTACTCTTATCATTTCTACAGGATTTTTAATTACGTTAAGAGGTTTAAGTCCTGTAAATATTTCTTTGTAACCAGCTTGAAAATAATTTCTATCCATAGAAACCATAGCAGATCTAAATCCTCCAGATTTAACATAATTTTCAAACACAGGTTGATAACCTAACTTTGTTCGTATGGGTTTAATATACATTGCAACACCATTAAGCATACCATAAAATGGAGGATGCCATGTTTTGGAAAGAATAGCAGATGTAAAAGCATCTCTTGGTACGTTGTTGTACATAAATTCTGGATTTAATTGTGTCGCTCCTGCTCTTAATAATCTAGTAGGAACACCAATAACTCTAGTAATATCATCCCAAACAGTTTTTTCTATACCTTTAAATCCTCTTGCAAAATTATCTCCTACTTCATAAACTTTTCTAACACCATTTTTAGATATTTGTATTTCAGTAGATTTTAATGCACCTTGTTCTTTTCTAAATATAGAAAATGCATCAGCAACATCATCAGGAAGTTTTTGACCCTTTTCTATTATACCAGCTTTTTCTAATTCTTGTCTTGTAACTCTTGTAGCTTTTGTTCTTGCTGGAACTTCATACACTTCTGGAAATGATCCAGGCTCTACTTTTTTAATTTTAAAAATAAGATCTAAAACATTACTATGTGCCATATTTCTTTCTGATATAGCTCTAAATAAATATGTATTATTAACTACACTAGCTAATGGAGAATAAGTTTTTAATTTAGATCCTTTTATTTTTCTTAAAGGATTAACAATTCCTTCTCCCCCAAATTGTTTTGAACTTTTACCTGGTTCTATAACTCTTGCAAATGTAACATAATCTTTATTAGCTTCAATCATTGCTTTATAACCATCTTCTGTAAGCATACCTTCGTCTTTAAAATTTTTTAATTGAATTTTATTATAATCAACAATATCTTTTTGTCTTACCATTAAGTCTGAATTTTTTTTAATAAAATTTTTAGCTGATTCTAAAGGAACTCCAGATTCAATATTTCTTTTATTAAGTTCTACTGCTCTAGCGGATTTAAGAGCATGATCTATACTATTTAAATATTCATCCATGTTCTTTCCATCTTTAGTTTTGCCAACTCTTTCTTTTAAAGACTTGCCTATAATTTCATAACTATTTTTAAAACTATCTAATGTTCCGTAATGAATATTATGTTCTGCTACACCCTTTAAACCTTGTTGAATTATCATACCCTCATAAGGATCAACAACTTTGTCAAAATTAAAATTAAGTTTTTTTGCTTTGTCTGTAAGTTGTTTAAAAACATTATAATTATCGATACCATAATATAAAAAATTATCTTTTAATTGTTTGTAATCAAATGATTGTTTAATAGGTTTTCTATCAATAGTTTCTTCTATTTTTAAAGCATCTTTATCTTTAGGTTTTTTAACATTAATAATAATTTCTTTTGTTGGTTGAACTTCTTTTTTAATAATATCTTTATAAGCTCTAGGTGGATTAATATTTATACTTGCAGTATCTTCAACTATAGTTCTATCCTTAATCATATCTTCATATATTTCAGATTGATGTTTTCCTGTTTTATTTACTGTATCTCTAATGTTTTGTTTTGCTAAAGTGTAACCTAATGGTAATGATAATATATTTTGAATTAAAAAATTTTCTGAATCAGGTACTTCATCACCAAAAAAAACACCTGATGCTGTTAGTGCTGTGTTAAAAGCTAAAGTATTAGCAAGAACACTATTTTTTAAAGGTCCTAAAAATTTAGTAGACACTCCACCAGCATAAAGAGATATACCTTCTTTAACTCCAGCAGTTAAACCTTTGTTTAAAAACAAATCCCAAAATTCTGAATAATTTTTTACTTCTCCATTTTGTCTCATTTCAGAATACATTTCTCTTATTGTTCCACCAGTAAGACCTGAAACAAATAATGCTGCATAAGGATTTTTTGTTTTATACATACCATAGGCATAACCTCCAGCATAAATAGGAAGTTCAGCAGCCATACCAACCCCTTCACCAATTAGTTTTTCAACAAAACCAATATCATCTGGTTCTGGTAAATTCATTTCCATGCCACGACCAGCATGAACATTAAGCATAGTATTAACAGTTGAATCTCCTAATTTTTTTCTTACTAAAGGACCAAGGTTAAAATCTTTACCCCATAATCTTTCTGTTAATTTTTTATCTATTTTTTCAGCTTCAATATCATTAGTGTTATTGTCATTAAATAATTGTAAATCTTCTGGAGAAATAATATCTTGCATGCCGTCTGTCCAGAATTGTTCTATTTTTTTTGTGTTTGGTTTTTTGTAACCAAAGTAATTATTAATTTCTTCTTGTTTAAAACCTCCTTGCAATAAAGCATCAGATCTTTCTTGCACATGATTTTGTATAACATCTTCAGAAAAACCACCATTTTGCAATGCTTGAATTTGTTTTAAACCACTCATTATTATAAACCTATTCTTTTTAAATATTCATCTTTAGTTTCATTAGAAAGTTTTGGAGGATATTTTTTTTCACCTTCTGTTTCAAAATTTTCAAGAATACCTTTTTCTATATCTCCTTGTGTAGGAAGATAACTGGAAATATCATGACCAATAAATTTTTTACTATCTTTACTCAATAAATCTTTTGTTGGTTCTGCTATTCTTCTTCTTTCAATAAATTTTTTAAACATATCATTTTTAAATTGATTTAAACGATTATCTAAATTTTTATCTACATATTTAGAATAAGTTGGTCCTTCTATTTGAGGTTGGTATTTTTGTATAAATTTAAAAAATTCTTTATTATCATCTACAAAAGTAGGATCTTTAATATTTGGTAATAAATAATCTATATAAAATTTTAAGTCTACATCAGGATTAATCCCGTCTCCCGCTCTTTGTAAAATACTTAAAGGTTTGTTTTCACCTTGTAATATAAAAGGTGTTGATATATCTTTAATTTTTCCATTTAAAATTTGAGAAGTAATTTCATCATTTTTATAATAATTGCTTATTTTTGTTAATTCATTGTTTCCTTGTTTTGTTGACAGTTCTATAAATTGTTGTTTAGTAGAAGTGTTAATATCATCTTCATAATCACCAAACACTTGATTAATTTCTGCAGAATTAAATATACCTTTTGTTCTATAACTATCGTAAACTCTTACAGAATTTTGTATAGCTTCATCTCTGAATTGATTTCTAATACCAGTATTAATATTATTAATTTCAGCATTAGATTTTGATCTTTGAGTTTCAGCTAATTTAATTAATTCTTTTTTTTCTAAAGGATTTAAAGATTCAAATAATCTAATTTTATTTACATCACCATTAAAAGTTCCTTCTTTAACACCTTTAAAATCATTAATAATATCTAATCCAATTTTATCATCTAATATTTTTAAATCAGAAAGAAGAAAATCAAACTTCTGTCCCTTGATTACTTCATCTGCTTTAGTGGAAAGTTCAATTATATCTTTTGATTCTAAAATATTATATTTGCCTTCTTGTAATTGTTTTTTTAAAAGATCTGGTTGAGTTAATAACATTTTATTTGCAACAGCAGATGCGGAAAATTGTTGATACTTTTGTTTAACATCATTTTTAAGTTGAGGTTGTTCATTATAATATGGGTTAGAATCTAATCTTATATCTATTTCATTATATATTTGATCTAATCCTGATCCATTAGGAAGTGAAGAAAGAGCAATAGTTTTTTGTGTTATATAATCGCTATCAACATCAGAAGATTCTTTAAATTGTTCTTTCCTTGATTGTAGTAAAGCATTTGCTTTTAACTGTGAAGCTGAACCATAAAATTTAGATTTAAAAATTTGTTTACCAAAACGAGATAAATTTTGTCCTTCACTAGAAGATATAAAATTATATAATTTATCTATACCTTGATCATAAATATTAGAAGCATCAGATGGATTAGGATTTTTTCCAGTTTCACTTGATAGGGTTAAAAATCCAACTGGACCATTTTGATTATCTTTATATGAATTAGATATTAATTTATCTACTTTATTATTTTCTTCTAATTTTTTTTCTTTTATATATTCTTGTTCAACATATTTTGAAATAGGTTGTAAAGCAGCACCAACAGTTTGTGTTAAGGGTATTTGTAAATTAGTAGTAACACTTGGTCCTTGACTGGTTATTGTTCCTTTAGATGTAAATGTAGGTATCTTTGGCATTATGAATATTTGCTCATTGTTAATAAACTTGTTCCTGTTTGAGTTAGTGTTCCTAGTTGTGCTAGTCTTGCTTGTTGTCTAGCAACTTCACCAGATATTCTAGCAAAGTTAGCTTCTTCAAATTTTCTAGCTTTACCTATTTCAGTATTATATCTAGCAATATCTTTTTCTACTTCAGCTTCATATAAATTTGATAATTTTATGTTTCTTGCTGATCCAGAAAATTCTGCTCCAGATTTTAAAGTTTGAACTACTTGACTTCCTTGAAGTTGTCTAAACTTTTTATCAAATTGTGAGAGTTCTAAATTTAATTTATCATCTAATATTTGAGCTTCTTGTTCTTTAACTTGAGCATTACGATTAGCAATGGATTGATTATATTTACCTATAGCACCTTGTTGTTGTATTTGTGCTGCACCTATTGCACCTACTACTGCCATCTGCCAACTCATTAAAAAATCCTCGCATATCTGAAGTGATCTGAACCATCAAAACCATAATGTTTCATCAATCCTTCGTTTTGTAAACCAAGCCATGAAGCAAACTTTAAACCTATTTTAAAGTCAGCTCTTACAGCTGTTTGTACTCTTTTTATATTATTTTCTTTTGCTAGTCTTGCAAAATTTTTCTTAATAGCTCTAGCAACAACAAGTGGGTGATCCCAAACTTTACCTGTTGCCAACACCCAACCTTCTGCCACACCATCCCAAATAATTTTCATACCTGCAGATGCGATAGGCTCATCATTAATGATACAGGTATAAGCTAAACCATTCTGTTCTAACTGCATAGCATCGCCTTCGTATTGTGCGTCTTTATCCATAAGAACGTGGTTCATTTGATTAGCAAGAATGATCTTACCATGAGTTGCTATATAAGGCACTATTTGTAATAAATTTTTAGTCATTTGTTTGTAACTCTGGGTATAAAGATAATATTGTTAAAGGTAAAGGTTGAGTTTGTCTAACAAAAATAAAACCATCAGTATCATAATTACCTCTAAACTCCACAGCTTTATCTCCTGTAAACGTAGGTAGACCTTCATCCATAGGATCAAACGATGTTCTAAATGGTATTCTTTCCATGTTATCTAATGTCTCTCCAACCTCAACACCAATAGATTCAAATAATCTAATTGTAATTTCGTATATTCTTTTTGTCTTACCTTGTGATGTACCATTCTGTGAACCAGCATCTATTCTCATTGTTTGTAATATTGAATTGTAAGCTAGACCTACTTTAACATTAGTAGAAGAACGATCTAATGTAATAGAACCACTTGATACTGTTTTATCAGGGTGCGTTGCACCATTAGCTAATATACCAACTGTTTGTCCTTCAAGATGATCTAAACCTGAAATTGTTGTAACTGCTGAACCACTATAAGCTAAAGCACTATCTAAAAAATTAAATGTTGTATTATCTGTTTCTGTGAAATCAAATGTATTAATAAATTCTACAAATCTTCTTGTAATACCATTGATGGTTCTTTTTACAATAACCCACGTTTGATATTCAGAATCATCTGTAGGTATAACTGAAACACTTTCACATACTGCTTTACCTTGATTAGTTGTAGTTAATCTTGTTGTGTCATCTACTGATTTAATAGTTAAAAATCCTGTAGACAATGGAGATGTTTCTGTAATGGTAACTACATTACTAGCAACTGTTGCTGTAAAATTAGAATTAGCATCAATTAATGTTTTTAAGTTTGTTGCTGTTTGGTTATTGCTAGATGTAGTATGAAATTTACCTGATGTAGCAGATGTAGCAGATGTAAAAGTTGTTTTTGTTCCGTCTGATTTAGTTAAAACAACTCTTGTACCATTAGCTATGTTTGCATAATCTGTAACTGTAATAGTTGCATTACCAAATCTACCACCAAAAATATGTCTATGCCAAGCTGTTACTTGTTGTTCTCTTTGGTATGTTAAACCTATAAGTTCACCATCATCTCTTACTCCCCAAATAATTTGGTTAGGTTCTTGTTGGTAACTCATTTGTGTTATTCCGCTTTCAGTAATATGTTCTGCAAGTATAGTCATGTCAGGTGCAATGTAACCATCT